GATCTTAATGAGGTAGACATACTTGTACGCTATCACAAGGAGTGGATCAGATGAACGAGCAGCCTCAGCCTACCGCCGACGACTACGAGATCCCCTACGTCTCCCTTCGCTAAGCCTGTTCTAGAAGGCTCTCTAGCATAAGCTTCCACTTTACTGATATCTGCCGTTCCCAGTTATAGCTGACGTCAGTCCATATCTTCTGGATCTCGAGGCGCTCGCTTCGGGGTCCATTTTCTGTTAACTCAGTCACCGTAGCGTCTAGTACCGAAAAGAAGCGGTTGACGTGCTCGTTCGGGTCTTCTGACCACTGGTACATATTGGCAAAGTTTCCGGTGGTCTCTGGTAGGGCTGCATAGTTCGGGCACACGACGACGTTCTTTGCAGACAGTGCCTCGATAGCAGCTAGACAGCTGGTCTCTGGCCAGATGCTTGGATAGGCAAAGATGTGGCTCTTCTTCAGCTCTTCCCTGATCTGCTCGTTCGATACGGCACCGTGGTAGTTTATCCTTGGGTGATTTCTACAGCGATCAAACAGGTGTCGGTACGGCTCATCGCGCTGACTCCATCCATAGATGCTGAAGCTCGAGAACACGTCTAGATGGACGTTGTCGTGTCTATTGCAGAGTTCCTCGAACGCGGGTACTAGCAGCTCGAGACCACGGTGTGGCGTCGTATGGTAGATGATCCTTACCGTACCGTCGAACTCCTTCTCACCGATTTCTATAGGCGTGATGCCGTTCTTGATAGTGACTGATTCGCTGTAAGGCAGTCCTAGGATTACGTTGTACATCTGCATCTGCCAGTCAGATACTGCTACGATCTTCTTAAATCTCTTGCGAAGGTCTGGGTCTCTCAGGTGCTGAGACTCTGGATCGTTTGGAAGGTCGTGCAGCCATAGGATGGGGATGCGGTTGGGATCGATTTCCCTGACTCGGCTCGGGATGATCTGGAACTTGTCCAGTAAGTCTGCCGGCAGAGTACTGTGAAGGCGCTCGAGCATGAGCTCAGTTCCGCCTCGTGAGTTCTTACTCAGTTCATTCACTTCAACCATTATATAGAATCCTGTAGTTTACTTTTTAGTTTCTAGGAAGTCCGGTAGCTTTATATTTACTTTCTCGTCCTGCACCTTCATTAGGAACCTGGCCATAATTGACAGGACGCTCCACGAGCAGAAACCTAGCGCCACGGACACTGCTACTTGGTTGTCAGTGGTGCCCGGCACGTGAAAATATTCAAGTATTATTGGAGAGAAGACGATGGCGGACGTGACGCTCAGGCCAGATCGTATGGCAGCGTCCCATACATTTCTGGGCTTGTAGAAGACCATAAAGGCAGCCCCACCGATGAGTCCGCCTAAGCCTGAAAGAAGTTTTGCCATAAGAGACGTTGAAATTGGGTCTGACATTACACTCTCTTTTTTTGATAGTATCTTCTTATTATATATCAAACAAAAAAAGTTGCTCGAGTCAGCAGACTCTAGTCCATTCCATTGAGATTATTTATATAATCTCGACTACTGAGTCAAGTCTGAAAGATCTCCAACCCTCTGCCTCGACGTCCCATGCAGCTACGACGTTCTCGTTTTCCCTGCGCTCCTTTATAGTAGTATTGTCTTCGGCGACGGTCTTAAGAGGCTGCGGCACGATGTTATGCAGGAGCGTACACTTCATGGTGCGCTCCGATCCGTCTACTTTCTTGAACTTTACGGTGACTACCCTCTCGGACAGCATGCTGATGATCTCGGCTTTAGATGTCATGCGCGTAGCCTCCAGAAGTCTCTTCGATATACTCTACGAGTTCATTGTATCCCCCGACTTTCATTCCGTGCGCGACCGCTAGCGGGACTGTCTTTTGGTCCGGAAACTGCTCTAGAAACTCTGAGCTCGTGATGTCGATTCCAAGCTGAATGTAGTTGTACGGGATGTTCCTGTCACTTAGAAGCTTCTGCACCTTTGTGCAGTAGTCGCATTCAGACTTACCGTATATTTCAATCATTGACGACCTCCTTGGTCTTCTTCTTGTCTTCGCGTTTCCAAGGTCCAAACGCCGCAGTGTGATTGCCCTCGACTCGAATGAATCGCTTATTGGTCTCATTCTTGTTTGGGTTCTCAATGGTAACCATCGTGCGCTTTCCCTTAGACCAACTGTTGAGCTGGTTCAATAAGCGCGTCGTCTCGTTTCTCATGATATACTACCTCGTTACGTTGTTGATATTCGTCTGCCATATGCCGCAGCACGATATGCACTTTATGTATATGGTACTGCTGTACGGTACTAGTGGGTTGTTTACGTAGTCCACGAGCACCATTCCACGATCGCCGTTCTGGCACTTTGGGCATTCCCCGACGACTACTGGAAGGTTGCCGTCGAGGTATACTTTGACCTCGTCGGAGCTCACTTCTTTCTCCTAGTGACTTTCTTCACAGCTTCCTTTACGGCTTCGACTTCAGTCTCAACGACTTTCTCTACTTTATTTAGTTCAGCCTTTACCATTGCAGCCTCAGCTGCAATGAACTCTTCTACTTCTTTCTTGTACTTCTCGACGACTACAGGTACTTCCTTGGCAGCCGCCTCGACTTTAGCCTCGATCTTTTCTCCAAGCTCTACTATCTCTTCGACCTTCTTCTTAAATTCTGGCTCTACGGTCTTGACGATCGTAGTAGTCGTAGTCTGCCAAGTAGGCTGCTCCGGCACTCTAGGGTATTCTTTTACAGTAAATAATGATTTAATCCAATTCCACATTTTCTTTCTCCTGTGTATATCCAAACTTTGCTATGTAGTACGCGTCTATTATGTCTGATGATGGGTTCCACTGCTTTTCAGTCATTCCCAGCATCTTTTTTACGTCAATACCAGTCTCCTTGATGAAGCACTCCTGAAGTCTCTCCTTGTTCGCGTTTCCCTTTCCGGTAGCGAACTTCTTAATGACTGTCGGTGGTACGACGCTGTAACCTAGGTTCCTGATGAAGAGGTAGTGCTTCAATAGACCAGTATTCTCTGCGATGTTGAATACCATTCCAGTAGATCCCATAGAATAACCTTCCATGTAGACCATGTCACCCTCATCTATCTTTCGCATCGCCCAGGTGGCGATGCGATAGTACCTCTGCTCATTCGACTTATAGTCGAGCTGGTGAGCATCACCGTATATATTAGCTATATCTATATCATACTTTTTATTATTTGTCAAGTAGTAAAACTTGCACAGATCGTAGCTAAAGTCTTCACCATCAAAGACGCAGACGCACGGGGAACTCAGACTGTAGTCTATCCCGACTATCCTCATTCGTCGTGCTGCGCATCCCAGGAATTCTCGTAGTCCTCGTCTTCCTCGAACTCTTCTTCGTCTTCATACTCCATGTTCTCTACGAGCTCGTCCAGTACCGGGTCTATTCCTGACTCGATCTCTACGACGTCCCACTCGTCCATACCTTTAAGTATCCGTGAGTAGATCTCAAATCTCAGAGAATCATCCTTAACGAGTTCAGAGAGAACTTCTGCAATGTTGTTGATGTCCATTTTTATCTCCTATAGTAAAGTGAGGGACTCTCGCCCCTCACTATATATTAGACATCAGAGATCTACGATTTCACACCCGTCTGCAGCGCACGCGAGAGTCTGAGAACCCTTGGTATTGTCTTCCTGCTCGTACTCAGACAGTCTAGACCAGTCGATGGCCTTCGGCATGATATCATACAGTGCCTCGAACTCAGACTTACCACAGTCCTGATAAGGCGCCTGACGGTATACGTGGTCGGAGTGCGGCAGGAACGAGATGCCAGATATCTCGTCAAAGTGCTCGTACACGAATGCGCCTACGTCCATCCACTCGTCTTCCTTTACTGAGATCGTGACGGAGGGCTTGTGCTCACACCAGTTCTGCTGGTATACCATCCACATCTTGAGCTGCTCAATGGCAGTCATCTCGTTGCGAGTCACCGCACCCGTAGGAGACTTTACAGGAAACGAAAATACCGTAGTGGCGTCGGGCTTCATGACGTCAGGCTCATTTGGGAACCCCATGTCCTTCATGAGCTTAGTCAGCGGGTCCTTGTTGTCTCCACGTACCGTGCGGATATAGTAGGGGTTGTGTCGTGCATGGATACCCGACGCCGCATCAGTAAGCTGCGATACGGTACCAGAAGGCTTTACGCAGGTGACGGCCGCCGACTGCGGGATGCCGATCTTCTCAGCGTATTCCTTGTTTGCCGTTACCGCGACTTCGCGAAGATGGTTGAGAGCATTTACTAGAGCGTCCAAACCGTCCTTTCCGTTTGTAAGAGTGTTGTCCATGATTCCAGTCATCGAGACTCCGAGCAGACGCTCTTCTTCAGTGTTGACAGTCCAGGACTTACGCAGGTATGGAAAGCGAGTAAGCGTAGACTGAAGAGTCCCGAGACGAGCAGCTACCTTTACTTTACGCTCTAGGTCAGACACGGTGTCTGTGCCGCGCACGACGACTTCAGTCAAGTTGCAGAACTGGTTAGGACGAAGGATGATCTCAGAGCATGGGTTAGTACCAAAGTCCCATTCATGCTTGCGACGTCCGTACTTCTTTGCCTGCTTCTGAGAAGCAACGCGAGAGAAGATTCCGCGCTC